AGTTACGGACAAAGAATCTATGCTTGAGGCAGTTAAGTTTGACCACGTCACAGCTAAGTATAAAGGCAACTACCGTAATACTGATAATTTCATTCAAGCAGATTGTGTGGTCCTTGATTGTGATAATGATCACTCAGATCTTTCAACAGACTGGGTCACAGCTGCAGATGTAGCCGCTATCTTTCAAGGTGTTCCCTTTATGTCTGCATACAGCAGGAATCACATGAAGCAGAAAGGTGATAAATCGCCACGTCCAAGGTTTCATGTTTATTTTATGGTTGATGTGATTACTGATGCATCAGAATATGCAGCTTTAAAACAAAGAATAGCATCTGCATTTCCCTATTTTGATAACAATGCCCTTGATAGTGCCAGATTTATATTTGGCACTGATAATGCCGAAGTTGAATTTCATGATGGAAGTAGGAGTATTGAAGAATATTTAAGTACTTCTGATTTTGAAAGTTGGGATAACAAACAGGAAGAAGTACCAGAAGGAAAAAGGAACAGTACCCTATCGCATTACGCAGGAAAGGTTATTAAACGCTTAGGAAACACAGATGAAGCCTATGCCCTTTTTCTAAAAAAGGCTGAAAGGTGCAATCCTCCATTAGAAGAAAATGAATTAAACCTTATATGGAACAGTGCTGTTAAATTCGGAAAGAAAATATCAACACAAGAAGGCTATATTCCACCGGAGGAATATGGTGCAGAACTTAAATTAAAGCCTGAAGATTTTTCTGATGTAGGGCAAGCAATAGTTCTTTCAAGTGAATATAAAGTAGTGCTAAGGTACTCCCCTGCTACAGATTACATTGTATATAACGGCAGCTTTTGGGAGGAATCAAAACCAAAAGCACAAGGGATAGCGCAGGAGCTAACAACTAATCAACTTGAAGAAGCTGAACTTGAGATAGAACATGCTTTAGATGAAATGACCAGTAATGGTACTTTAGATATCGTTATGGAAAATGGTGCTAAAAAGGCAGTAGGTCATTTCAATGATGAGCAGGAAAAATCATTTAAAAGATATGAGAATGCAATGAAATATAAGAAATATGTGATAGGCAGAAGAGATTCCAAAAAGATATCTTCATCCTTAAAAGAAGCACAACCTATGCTTGAAATTGAACCTATGGACCTTGATGCCAATGGATTTTTATTAAACACACCAACAGCCACCTTCGATTTAAAAAAAGGGCTAAGTCATAGTACAAAACCGAATTCTTCTCATTTAATAACAAAACAAACATCGGTAAGTCCAAGTAATGAGGGAATGGATAAATGGATAGATGCAGTTAATGTGTTTTTCTGTAAAGATAAAGACTTGATCGAATATGTGCAAAGAATTGTAGGGCTTGCTGCAATAGGTAAGGTTTATGTTGAAGCTTTAATAATTGCTTATGGTGAAGGGCGTAATGGTAAATCAACATTTTGGAATGCCATATCAAGAGTTTTAGGTTCATACAGCGGCAATATATCTGCAGACATCCTTACTGTTGGTTGCAGGAGAAATGTAAAACCTGAACTTGCTGAAGCTAAAGGAAAAAGACTCCTTATTGCTTCAGAGTTAGAAGAAGGTATGAGACTTAATACTTCAAATATTAAGCAGCTCTGCTCCACTGATGAAATATACGCAGAGAAAAAATATAAGGCGCCCTTTAGCTATGTACCTACTCATACCTTAGTTTTATACACTAATCACCTGCCAAAGGTTGGTGCAATTGATGAAGGAACTTGGAGAAGGCTTATCGTAATCCCCTTTGAAGCAAAAATCGAAGGAAGTAAAGATATTAAAAATTATACAGATTACCTCGTTAAAAATGCAGGCGGTGCAATACTTACATGGATAATCGAAGGAGCAGAAAAAGTAATTAATGAAAATTACAATTTAAAATCTCCTAAAAAAGTCAAAGACGCCATCAAAAATTATAGAGAAAATAACAACTGGCTCTCGCATTTTCTTTCAGAATGCTGTGAAACAGATAAAAGCTATACAGCCAAATCAGGTGAAATTTACGATGAATACCGTGCATTTTGCTTAAGAGTTGGAGAGTTTACAAGAAGCACGACTGATTTTTATACAGCATTGGAGTCTCATGAGTTTGAAAGAAAGAAAACATCAAAAGGCATCATTGTTAAAGGATTACGATTAAAATCCGACTTTCTATAATCAAAGAAACGTTGAAATTTACACATAGTGCAGGTCTATGAAGGTCATATATAAAACTTTTACATATAAAAAAATTATATAAAAAATAAATATATATATAGTTATATACATGACATGCACAGACCTGCACTTTTTTAAGAGAATGTTGAAAAATGGAGGTTTTTTACGATGATGGAAAAATCAATAGAGCAAAAACTTGTAGCAAAAGTTAAAAAATTAGGTGGCATTTGTCCGAAGTTTATCTCCCCCGGCTATGATGGCATGCCTGACCGCCTTGTATTACTGCCAAAAGGAAAAATAGGATTTGTGGAGGTTAAAAAAAAAGGAATGAAACCCCGTCCCCTTCAATTAGCAAGACATAAACTTCTTAAAGGGCTTGGATTTAAAGTATTTGTTTTAGATGATGAAAAAGATATAGATGAAATAGTTGAAAATATATTGGGAGGTGATGCCAGATGAAGTTCATACCCCACGATTATCAGCGATATGCAAGTGCATATATAGAAAAGCACTCAATATCAGCAATATTCTTGGATATGGGCTTAGGTTAGGAAAAACTGTCTTGACCTTAACAGCCTTAAACAATCTCTTGTTTGATAGTTTTGAAATACACAAAATCTTAATAATTGCACCCTTAAGAGTTGCCAGAGATACATGGCCTTCAGAAATTGAAAAATGGGATCATTTAAAAGATTTAAAATATTCTGTTGCTCTTGGAAGTGAAAAGGAAAGAAAAGCTGCATTTATGATAAAAGCTGATATTTATATTATAAACCGTGAAAATGTTAAATGGCTTGTGGAAGACAGCTCTCTCCCCTTCGACTTTGACACATTAATCATAGACGAGCTTTCATCATTTAAAAATCATCAGGCTAAACGCTTCCGTTCTTTGATGAAAGTCCGACCAAAGATTAAAAGAATTGTTGGTTTAACCGGAACACCTGCAAGCAACGGTTTAATTGACCTATGGGCTGAATTTAGACTTTTAGATATGGGGCAAAGGATTGGAAGATTTATTGGTAAATACAGAGACGACTACTTTGTACCCGATAAAAGAAACCAGCAAGTTATTTTTTCATACAAGCCTAAGCCAGGAGCTGAAGAAGAAATCTATAAAAAGATTTCAGATATAACCATCAGTATGAAAGGTTCTGATTATATTAAACTTCCTGAACTCGTAATAAATGAAGTACAAGTTAATCTGTCTGAAAAAGAAATGAAAATTATTGATGATATGAAAAAAGAATTAGTAACTAAAATAAAAGATGATGAAATTACTGCATCCAATGCTGCTGCTTTATCAACTAAACTTTTACAAATGGCAAACGGCGCAGTTTATGGTGAGGCTGGTGAAGTGATTAATATACATGAACGTAAGCTTGATGCTTTAGAGGACTTAATAGAATCTGCTAACGGCAAACCTGTTTTAATATCTTACTGGTTTAAACATGATATGAAGCGTATTTCTGAAAGGTTTTCAGTTGAAACCTTAGATAGTGCTGACTCAATTAAAAGATGGAATAAGGGTGAAATTCCTGTTGCCATCATCCACCCCGCCTCTGCCGGACATGGACTTAATCTACAAACTGGTGGCTCTACTCTTATCTGGTTTGGTCTTACTTGGAGTTTGGAACTATACCAACAAACTAATGCAAGACTTTGGAGACAAGGACAAAAAGACACGGTTGTTATTCATCACATAATTTCTAAAGGCACGATTGATGAACGTGTAATGAAGGCACTTAAAAATAAAGATAACACACAAGCTGCATTAATTGATGCAGTAAAAGTAAACCTACAAACAGGAGGTAAAATCTATGAATGACCCTTATGAAAGCTTGGCGAATGCCATTATTTTGCAGGCAGCAAAAGATTACCGTAATGCATTAAAAAGACTTAAAAAACACCCTAATAGAGAAATTGATTTATATATGAAACAGGAAGTCGAGCAATTTTTCCGTTCCGATTGGTACTCATGCCTTACTACAGTTGATCCGGAGATACTTATCCGCAAACTTAACGAGGAGGTTATATCATGACAGCAAAAGAATATCTCGGTCAGGCTTATCGCCTTGACCAACGCATCAATAGTAAACTTGAGCAAGTGGCTTCACTAAGCGACCTCGCAACCAAAGTAACAACTACAATCTCAGATGTTCCAAAGAATCCAAACCATTCAACATCAACCATGGCAGATGTAATTGTAAAAATAGTTGATCTGCAGGCAGAAATAAATCATGACATCGACTGTCTTGTTGACTTGAAACGTGAAATTGTAAAAGTTATAAAGACAGTAGACAATATAGAATATCAAACACTTTTAGAGCTGCGATACCTATGCTTTAAAACTTGGGAGCAGATAGCTGTAGATATGGGATATAACGTGCGTCATGTATATCGTGTTCACGATTTAGCTGTTTCAACAATTAAGATTACTAAAAGAAGTCAGTAAATGTCACTGTTTGTCACTATGTCAAGTGTGATATTATTAGAATAGAAAAATAGACTTAAAAAGCCATTGCAGAGAAACAAATCTGCGGTGGCTTTTGTTATGTCTGGAAAGAGGTGTTCTATGCCTAAGAAACCTAAACGCCCCTGTTTCTACCCTGGCTGTCCTGAACTAACGGATAATATGTACTGTGAAAGACATAAGAGTATAGTAAATAAAAACTACAATAAGTATGAGCGTGACCCGGCTTCCAAATAATGCACATTAGTTCACTTGAATACATCTTTATATGTGATATAATGGCATTAATGAAAGTGTGTCAACTATCAATATAAAAAATTATAGAAGGTGGTAATTAATGTCTGAATGGCAAGCATTATATTTTACTAAAGACCCTTTAATAATTACAAATTTTATTAAAGTATATGTTGGTGATGAAGATATTACATCAAGAATAGATAAGTTACAAGTAACAAAAGTTGATGATGAATATTTTGTGTCAGCATATAAAGAAAACAATTTGGTGGAAATAATTCCTGAAGGAGTTAAAGTTAAGAACATCATGTTAGATAAAGGATATATAGGCTTTTCAGGCGGAATAACATATAAAATTGAAATTTAATTAAATCTATCTGTTTCATAATAAAATGGTTTACCCCAAGGAACAATTCTTTGGGGTTTTTCTATGCCCAAAAGGAGGTGACTTAATGCCATATAAACCAAGACGTCCCTGTGCTTACCCCGGATGTAGTCGGCTTGCTACAAGTGAGCAATACTGTGCCGAACATAAGAAGTTAGTGAATAAACATTATAACCAATATGAACGTGACCCTGATTCCAACAAACGATACGGTCGGGCTTGGAAACGAATAAGAGATAGGTACATTAAAGCCCACCCTCTATGTGAGGAGTGCGAAAAAGAAGGAATGCTTACCCCTGCAGAAGAAGTACACCATATACTCCCCCTCTCAAAAGGTGGTAGCAACAACCAAGATAACTTAATGTCTCTTTGTAAGTCCTGTCACTCATCTATAACTGCAAGAGATGGTGACCGATGGGGGTAATCAAATCTCTGAAACTTTTTAAAATGGACAGCGGCGTGGGGTCGCGTGTTAAAAAATGCAATTTCAAACGCAGGAATAAGGCAAGCCATTGCAAAGTGAGGTGAACATATGGCTAAAGACGGTACTAACCGAGGTGGTGCTCGTATAGGAGCAGGAGCAAAAAAGAAGCCCCTGGCTGAGAAAATAGCTGAAGGAAATCCAGGAGGCAGAAAATTAACAGTAATAGAATTTAAGGATACAGCAGACCTCAAAGGAATTGAAATGCCTGAACCAAATAAAATGCTCGAAGCTATACAAAAGGACGGCAAGGCTCTGGTTGCAGGTGAAATTTACAGAAACACATGGAAGTGGTTAAACGAAAGAGGATGTGCTGCTTTAGTATCACCGCAGCTTTTAGAACGTTATGCCATGAGTGTAGCTCGTTGGATCCAATGTGAAGAAGCTGTTACAGAGTATGGCTTTTTAGCAAAACACCCTACAACAGGTAACGCTATTCAAAGTCCTTATGTTGCCATGGGACAAAACTACATGAGTCAGACAAATCGTCTGTGGATGGAGATTTTCCAGATTGATAAAGAAAACTGCACCGGTGAATACAGCGGTGTAAACCCACAGGACGATGTAATGGAGCGTCTTCTTTCAGCAAGGCGAGGAAAATAAAATATAGATAGGAGAAAATATGATTACTTATAAAACAGCAGAAAGTGTCTGCATGGGACACCCCGATAAACTCTGTGACCTCATTGCTGACAGCGTTTTAGATGCTTGTCTTCGAAAAGATAGGGCTTCCCGTGTAGCTTGTGAAGTTATGGCTACAAAGGGTAAAATCATCGTGGCGGGCGAAATCACCTGCAGCGAGAAAGTTAACATCAGAGAAATTGTAAGAAATGTATTAAAAAAAGTAGGATACAATTCTTTGAAGTTTTTGATTTATGTATATGTACATAATCAAAGCTCAGATATCGCAGCAGGTGTAAATACAGCACTCGAAGTAAGAAACGGTATCCTCGACCCTTACAGTTCTATTGGTGCCGGTGATCAAGGAACAGTTTATGGGTATGCAACTAATGAAACCCGCGAGAATCTTCCCCTTCCCCTTGTGCTTTCCCATCGTATCGTAAAACGAATTGATGACTGCCGTAAAGGAAAACTCATCAAGGGTATCCTACCTGATGGTAAAGCACAAGTTTCTGTAGAATATGAAAATGGAAAACCCAAGCGCGTTAAAACCATTGTTGTCTCAATTCAACATGACGAGAATAAAACTCAGGAAGAATTGAAATCAGATATCCTAAATAATGTACTTTGGCAGTGCTTTGAAGATTTTCCATTTGATGATGATACTGAAATATTAATCAATCCATCCGGCAGATTTGTGGAAGGTGGTCCTGCTGCCGACACAGGGTTAACAGGCAGAAAAATAATGGTTGATACCTATGGTGGTCTTGCTTCCCACGGTGGTGGTGCTCTTTGCGGCAAAGACCCGACCAAGGTTGATAGAAGCGGTGCCTATATGGCGCGCTACATTGCAAAGAATATCGTATGGAGCGGTCTTGCAGACAGATGTGAGGTCGCTCTTTCTTATGCCATAGGAAAGGCAAATCCTGTGGCAGTTGATGTTACTTCTTTTGGTACCGGCAAACTAAACGATGAGCAACTTATCAATATTGTTCAAGAAGTATTTAACTTAAGACCAGCAGCTATTATAGAAAAACTACACTTAAGAAATGTAATCTATTCCGATACAGCGACTTATGGTCACTTCAATAGCTTCCTATTTCCTTGGGAGGATATTAATAAATATAGTGAATTAAAAAAGGCGGCAGAAAAATATGAAGTTAGAAAAGATAAAAACTGATAAACTCATCCCCGCTGAATATAATCCAAGGATAGATTTAAAGCCAGGAGATAAAGAATATGAGAAATTAAAACGTTCTATATCAGAATTTGGCTATGTAGAACCTGTTATCTGGAATAAAAGAACAGGCTATGTAGTAGGTGGTCACCAAAGGTTAAAAGTTTTAATAGATCTTGGGCTGACTGAAGTTGATTGTGTGGTTGTTGACTTAGATGAAACACGAGAGAAAGCTTTAAGTATTGCTCTTAATAAAATTCAAGGCAACTGGGATGAAGATAAGCTTTCTAATCTCATGGCTGAATTTGATGCAACTACCTTTGATGTATCTCTTACAGGTTTTGATGATCAGGAAATCAGTGAGCTGTTAGGACTAAAAGAAGAAGTTGTAGAAGATGATTTTGATGAAGAAGCACCAACTGAACCAATAACTAAATTAGGGGATATTTGGCTTTTGGGAGATCACCGCTTGCTTTGTGGTGACTGCACTGACTCAGTTGTTGTGGATAGCTTGATGGATGGAGAAAAAGCTAACTGTGTCATTACCTCTCCACCCTATGCTATGCAAAGAAAAAACGACTATGGCGGCATTCCTCCCGATGATTATCCTGCTTGGTTTCTAAAAGTAGCTCAAAACATTTATAGGATACTTGATGACAGCGGCTCCTTGTTTGTAAATATCAAAGAGCATGTTGAAAATGGACAGCGCTCCTTATATGTATTTAAAACTATTATTGCTATGGTTGAATCAGGCTGGAGATATGTAGACCAGCTTATCTGGACTAAGATTGGGCTTCCCGGAGGCTGGCCTAATCGTTTAAGAAATGATTTTGAGCCTGTACATTTCTTTACTAAAAAAGAAGAAATTGACTGGATGGTGCAGTTTGTTGAAGCAGATGAAGATAAACTTAAAACGAAAGCTCTTGATTTAGTAGATATGTATGAAGATATTTTCCATTTTACTCGCTCTGAGAAGATTAAATTTAAGCCCAGGGATGTAGGAAAAGTATCTGCTCAAATTCGTGTTTCAAATAAGAATAATAAATCAAAAGGTAGGTCCGGAAATATCAGCGTAAGCGGTAAGTTTAAAAAAGGAATTGCAAGGGCTGGTAATGTTTTGCAGATTACAGGTAATCAGGAATCATTAAAACACTCAGCAGTATTTCCTGTTAAACTTCCCGCTTTCTTTATTAAGCTAACTACAGATACGAAAGATATTGTATATGAGCCCTTTGCTGGTTCAGGTACAACACTTATGGCAGCAGAACAGTTAGGCAGAATTTGCTATGCTATGGAACTCTCTCCCGCCTACTGCGATTTAATTGTTAAACGCTGGGAAAGCTTCACAGGCGAGAATGCTGAAAAATTAGAGGTGTGAAATGAATACAATGAAATTAGAAAGAATTCCTATAGATAAACTTAAAGCAGCAACTTACAATCCACGAAAAGATTTAAAGTCCGGAGATATTGAATATGAAAAGCTTAAGCAATCAATCGAAACCTTTGGTTATGTTGAGCCGGTTTTGTGGAATAGAAGGACAGGAAATATTATAGGCGGTCATCAAAGATTTAAAGTTTTAGTGGAGCTTGGGCAAAAAGAAATTGACTGTGTGGTAGTGGATATGGATTTAACTGATGAGAAAGCATTAAATATTGCTCTTAATAAGGTTAGCGGTGATTGGGATAAAGATAAACTTATGCTTTTAATTACGGACTTACAAGGCTCTGACTTTGATGTATCCCTTACAGGTTTTGACTCTATTGAATTAGATGCACTATTTATAGATTCTCTCAAAGAAGACATTAAAGAAGATGATTTCGATGTAGAAGCTGAACTTAAAAAGCCTGCATTTTCAAAACAAGGTGATGTATGGTTGCTTGGTCCCCACAGGCTCGTATGCGGTGATTCCACAAAGGTTGATACCTTTACTGCCCTCATGGAGGGTAAACTTGCAAATCTTGTTGTGACTGACCCTCCGTACAATGTAAATTATGAGGGTTCGGCAGGAAAGATAAAAAATGATAATATGAATAACGAAGCATTCTATAACTTTCTGCTTGCGGCATTTAAAAACACCCAAGCAGCAATGGCCAAGGATGCTTCTATTTATGTGTTCCACGCAGATACAGAAGGATTAAATTTTAGAAAGGCATTCTCAGAAGCAGGTTTTTATCTTTCCGGTACTTGTATTTGGAAAAAGCAATCCCTTGTACTTGGACGTTCCCCTTATCAGTGGCAGCATGAACCTGTGCTTTTCGGTTGGAAAAAGTCTGGCAAGCACAACTGGTATGCAGACAGAAAACAGACTACAATTTGGGAATTTGAAAAGCCAAGAAAGAATGCAGACCACCCGACTATGAAGCCTGTAGCATTGGTGGCCTACCCTATTTTAAATTCAAGTTTATCTAACTGTATCGTTCTTGATCCTTTCGGTGGTTCAGGAAGTACACTAATTGCTTGTGAGCAGACAGACAGGATCTGCTACATAGTTGAACTTGATGAAAAATACTGCGACGTTATAGTTAACAGATATATTGAGCAGGTTGGAACAAATGAAGAAGTTTTTCTAATAAGAGATGGTGAAAAAATAAAGCACTGTGATATTGAAAAACCGTAAAATATGAGGCGCCAGTTTCGCTTCTGTGGGCTTTTAATAAAGCTCTCGACTAAACCTTTGACTGATAAAAGGAGGAAAGGCAATGAATTCAACAGACTTAGTTAAAAGCATTTCCTTCAGCCAAACAGAAATCATCAACTGGATTTTACAACTTCATGCATCGGAGCATAAGATTGACTGCGACCCTACTTATTCAAAAGGGTTATTTTATAAAAACACAGGAATTGAAGAACCTGAATATAAGTTTGACTTGGAGCCTCAGTTTGATGATGTTATTAAATGCGACTGCAGAAGTCTTCCTGTTGATGATGAATCATTTAATAGCATAATGTTTGACCCTCCTTTTCTTGCAACGAAGGGAAAATCTCTTAATGCAGATACAGGCAATGTGATAAACAAAAGGTTTACTGTCTATCCATCAGAAAAGGAACTTCATTTAATGTACATAGAGTCCCTTAATGAATTTTACAGAATTTTAAAACCCGGTGGAATACTTATATTCAAATGTCAAGATAAAGTAAGCAGCGGCAAGCAGTATATGAGCCACTGCTTCATAATGAATGAAGCTGTAAAAATAGGGTTTTATCCAAAGGATTTATTTATCTTACTTTCTAAAAACAGAATTGTTGCCAACTGGCAATTAAAGAATCAAAAGCATGCAAGAAAGTATCATTGTTACTTCTGGGTTTTTGAGAAAACAAAAGGTAAATTACTGCCGACAATATACGCTAACCATTGAAATTTCAATAAAATATATGTGTATTTTTAAAAATATACCTTGCTATTTATCCCCTTTAGAGTGATATATGTACATAACAAAAGAAACACACTAAAGGAAAGGGGAAAAGAAAATGGCAAGTACAGAATTTTTAAAGGGCAAATTTGGAATCGAAGTAGAAATGACAGGCATTACAAGAACAAAAGCGGCAAGAACAGTTGCAGACCACTTAAGAGGAACAATTGAAAGAAGCTATGGAAGCTATGACACACACGAGGTTACAGCAACAGACGGCAGAGTTTGGAAGATAGTTTCAGATTCAAGCATTGTAACACAGAAGAAGGTAAACGGCGTGAAGGTTCCTGCAGACAAAACTTACAGCGTAGAACTGGTAAGCCCAATTCTAACCTACGAAGAAGACATTGAGACGCTGCAAGAGATAATTAGGAAACTAAGAAAAGCAGGAGCTTTTTCAGAAAGTCAAAACAGAACCGGCATTCACATACACCTTGACGGCGCAGACCACACACCAAATTCATTAAGAAACTTTGTGAACATAATCTACTCAAGAAACGACCTGCTTTACGACAGCCTTCAGGTTGAAGAAACCAGAAAAAGCTACTGCAAGAAGATGGACAAAGATTTGGTGGAAAGGATGAACAAGAAGAAACCAAAAACATTTAACCAGACAGAGGACATTTGGTACGAAGGATATGGACCGGTTAGAAGACAGCATTACCACAATAGCAGATACCATTTTCTAAATCTTCACAGCTTTTTCAGCGGAGTCGGAACGGTAGAGTTAAGGGGGTTTAACGGAACCCTTCACGCAGGGGAGATAAGGGCATACATAGTACTTGCACTGGCAATGAACCATCAAGCACTTACACAAAAAAGTGCAAGCACAAAAAAACCACAAACCGACAACCCAAAATTCGCAATGAGAACCTGGCTTAACAGGATAGGACTTATTGGTGACGACTACAAAAACTGTAGAGAGCACCTTTGCAAACACCTTGAAGGCTCAGCAGCGTGGAGGTTTCCAAGAGCCGCTTAACTAAGGCGGCTGCCTTAAAAAGGGCGGGAAACCGCTCTTTGAATATTTTATTAAATATAACTTGCTATTTTTCTCATTTAGAGTGATGTATGTACCTACAAAGAAAGGAGATGTGGAAAATGCAAATTAACTACAATATTACAGGCGAAAAAAGAAAATCATTAGTAAACGCAATCAGCCAAGAACTCAATGCTCCATCAAAATATCTAGGTGCACCTACTTTTGCTTACGAGGTGGCTGGCTACAACATCGACAAGAACGGAGTGCTTAAGGGAAACGACAACTACGAGCTGGTTGAGGACTTACAGGGGCTACACGACTTCAAGGCTGTTACAGAAGAATATGACAGTTCGATACCAGAATCAGAACCTGTTCCCAAGGGGCTTATAATTCCATATGAAGCCGCTCTTGGCAGCAGAGTGAGTCCTTACCGAGATTTTGAGGAGCCACCAAATTATGGTGCAAAAGAAGAAGTTGAGGAAGCATCAAGCATTGATAACTTGGAACTTAGTATTCCCATGGATGGACACTCAGGTACTACACTTAAAAACATTGTGAATATGCTTTCAAGCAAGCAGCATTTAATTATGAAGTCCATTGGTATTGAAGAACTTCTGATGGATGAAACATTTGCTGAAGATTTGAGCCTTAAAACTACAGAAACTTTGGATGAGTTCAAGACCGCTGTTGAGGAACTTGGTGCGGAAAGATGCAAAGTTATAACTTTTGACTTTGAGAACAACATTTACACTTATAACATTCCGCCCAGTAGGCTTGAGTACGAGAAAATATCAGCCTTTGCAGTACTTGTTGCCCGAATCAACGAAGTTGCAAAGGAACAAAAACGTACTTCCTACAAGGTGACACAAGACGATAATCCAAAGTTTGCATTAAGGACATGGCTTATAAGGCTTGGGATGAAAGGTAAGGGCTACAAAGGCGTCAGGAAGGCTCTTCTTGAGAACCTTGAAGGAAACAGTGCATTTAGAAAACTGCCCAATGATAGGGGGTAAATTTAATGTCAAAATATCACGAAGTCAAAATGCAGGCATACCAAAACATACACAAGATGGAACTTGAACTTGCAAGAATGGAAAGAATTTATAGAAAATATGTAAAACATGGTGCTGTAAAGGCTGCAGAAGAACTTGAGACGGAAATTGAGGCATTAAGGGCAGTAATAAAATTTGAAGAATATCTTATGGCAGTTGCTTTTGATTGAAAGGAGGAAGTTATATCGATGAAAATATATGCGGCATACGGCAGCAACATGAATATTAAGCAGATGAAAATGAGATGTCCCAAGGCTAAACTTTTGGGAACAGGAACAATTGAAGGATATAGGCTGACTTTCAGAGGAAGCGGACGGGGTGTGGCAAATATTGAGGAGTTTGAAGGAAGAACAGTACCCGTTGTTTTATGGGAAATTACAAACAGATGTGAAGAGTCCTTGGACATTTATGAGGGATATCCAAGACTATATGTGAAAAAAGATGTTGAGATTGTTTATTCAAAAAATGAGATAATTCAAGCTTTTGTGTATGTCATGGCAGATGAATATACCGATAGTCCGGCACTACCTTCAACAAATTATCTGAACTCAATATGGCAAGGATACACAAAAACAAACTTGATACTGATGTCTTAAGAACAGCGATGGGTGAAATTGTAGAAGAAATAAATGAAAAATTACATGAAATATTCAGTAATAGACATGGAGAGGATGAAAATGGATAAGTTTTTTATTCAAGAAAACTGCGACAGGTGTGGCGAAAAACTAAAGGGCGGAAGAATAATGTCTATGTTCAACACCCAGTGCATCTGCATGGAATGCAAGATGAAAGAAATACAAAGAGCCGACTATGAGGATGCAGTAAACGCAGATTGTAAAGAAATTAAAAAAGGTAATTACAACTTTAAAGGTATCGAAGAAGAAAAATAAAACTGAAAATAATCATGAAAAGAAGCTTTCAAATGAAGGCTTCTTTTTATGTTCAAATATATTAAGGGGGTGGCGGATATTCGAAAACTTAAAAAATATACACCGACAAAATTTAAAGCAGCAGATTCAGTCTACGATAAATCCTCCGCCGACTTTGCAGTAGCATTTATACAGGCACTCTCCCACACCAAAGGCACATGGGCAGGTAAACCCTTTGAGCTTATTGATTGGCAAGAGCAGATTGTCAGGGATGTATTTGGTATTCTTAAACCTAATGGATATAGACAGTTTAATACTGCTTATGTTGAAATACCAAAAAAGATGGGTAAAAGCGAACTTGCGGCTGCTGTTGCTCTACTCTTAACCTGCGGTGATAATGAGGAAAGAGCCGAAGTTTATGGATGTGCTGCAGACAGAAATCAAGCATCCATAGTTTTTAATGTTGCAGCCGATATGGTTCGTATGTGTCCGGCTTTGACAAAGCGTGTGAAAATTCTTGATTCAACCAAGAGACTTATTTATCAACCAACAGGTAGTATTTATCAAGTGTTGTCAGCTGATGTAAGCAACAAGCATGGCTTTAACACCCATGGTGTTGTATTTGATGAACTTCATACACAGCCTAATCGGAAATTATACGATGTTATGACTAAGGGTAGCGGAGATGCAAGGACGCAACCCCTGTATTTTCTTATAACCACGGCAGGAGATAATCAGAACAGCATTTGCTGGGAAGTACATCAGAAGGCTGTTGATATTATAAATGGCAGAAAACATGACCCTACCTTCTACCCTGTTATTTTTGGGGCTGCCTTAGAGGATGATTGGACTGATCCAAAAGTATGGAAGAAAGCGAATCCATCACTTGGAATCACAGTCACTATGGATAAAGTTAAAGCTGCTTTTGAATCAGCAAGGCAAAACCCTGCTGAAGAAAACAGCTTCCGACAGCTAAGACTTAATCAGTGGGTCAAGCAGGCTATACGTTGGATGCCCATGGATAAATGGGATGCCTGTACTTTTGCAGTAGATCCTGAAGCTCTTAAAGGACGTGTATGTTACGGTGGACTTGACCTCTCCTCCTCTACTGACATCACAGCATTTGTACTGCTCTTTCCCCCACTTGATGAAGATGACAAATACATTATTCTTCCCTACTTCTGGATACCGGAAGACAACATTGACTTAAGAGTTAGGCGTGACCATGTAAATTATGACATATGGAAGAAACAAGATTTTCTTAAAACTACCGAAGGAAATGTTGTTCATTACGGTTTTATTGAAAGTTTTATTGAAGAACTTGGTATGAAATATAACATTCGTGAGATTGCCTTTGATAGATGGGGTGCTGTGCAAATGACGCAGAACCTTGAAGGATTAGGTTTTACTGTTGTGCCCTTCGGTCAGGGGTTTAAAGATATGAGTCCACCTACAAAAGAGTTGATGAAGCTTACCTTGGAACAAAAAATAGCTCATGGTGGGCATCCGGTGCTTAGATGGATGATGGATAATATCTTTATCCGTACTGATCCTGCAGGAAATATAAAGCCGGATAAGGAAAAGAGTACTGAAAAAATAGATGGAGCTGTGGCCACGATTATGGCACTTGATAGGGCGATAAGGAATGGAAGCAACATAGGTGGTAGTGTTTATGATGAAAGAGGAATTTTAATATTGTAATACAATAAGGTTGAAAGTAATACAATTATAAATATTGTAAAAATAATAATTGACAAATAATACAAATATATCTATAATGTTGTTATAGAGAGGTGATTGTATGACTGAACAAAAAAATGAAATTATACTTTTATCTGACATAAAAGATAAAACAACTGTTAGTGCAAGGGTTAACAGTTATGTTGTTGACATGTACAAGGAAAGTGAAATACCAATAAGCATGGTTATTGAAAGCGGTCTTGTACATTTTATGAAGCTTGATGATGAGGAAAAAATAAAATTTATAAGCCAAAATTTAATTGATAATGTAAAAGTAAAAGAATTAAAAAAACCGAAAAATTCGTGGAAAAATATGCTTGAGAAGAATTTAAAAGATTTCTCAATCCCTGTAACTTTAATAAGCAGTTTAATAGCAGGTGTTGGTGTGGCAGCAGTTGCAACAATTGGTGGATTTTTAACAACATTGGATAAAAAAAAATTAACGGATGAAGAATAGAATTATTTATTAAATAGATAAACTTGATGAGGAGGTGAATAAGATGAGTGAACTAATTAATCCATTGATTAACGCTGCAGTACCCGGTATTAAAAAGAATATTTGTATATATGGTGGAAAGCTTATTGCCGGAGGCTTAGTTTTAGGTGCTATAGCTTATTTTGGTAAGGAGTTTGTTGATAGTATACCTATTGGCAGTGAAGAAAATAATGAGTTAGATGATTTTGACGGGATGGATGAACTTGAAGATGTATAATAAAAAAAGAAAATATATTTAGAAAAACTGCTAATATTTATTTTTACTTAGCAGTTTTTTTATGTCGATTTTCAGGAGGTAAACAGATGCAAATACCAATATTAAATAGATTTTTTAAATCAAGAGATAAACCACAAAACAGCTTATCAGGAAGCCGCTACAGCTTCTTCTTCGGTGGAACAACAGCCGGAAAACAAGTCAATGAGCATACAGCTATGCAAATGACAGCAGTATACTCCTGTGTAAGAATACTTGCTGAAACAGTGGCCTGTCTCCCCCTGCATGTTTACAAATACAATAATTTAGGAGGAAAAGAAAAATATTTAAAACACTCCTTATATAAACTGCTCCATGATGAACCAAACCCAGAGATGACTTCATTTTCGTTTAGAGAAACGCTTATGAGTCATCTTTTATTATGGGGCAATGCATATGCTCAGATTATAAGAAATGCCCGGGGTGAAGTAATCGCTCTCTACCCTTTAATGCCAAATAAAATGACAGTCGACCGTGATAAAAATGGTCGGCTCTTTTATTTGTACCAAAGAAATACAGAGGATGTGCCAACATTAGGCAAAGATAGTTTAATTTATCTTGATCCTTCTGATGTTTTGCATATCCCGGGTATAGGTTTTGACGGATTGGTTGGCTACTCCCCCATTGCAATGGCTAAAAATGCTGTGGGTTTATCTATGGCTACTGAAGAATATGGAGCAAAGTTCTTTGCAAATGGTGCTACTCCGGGCGGTGTATTGGAACATCCCGGCACTATTAAAGACCCGCAGAAGGTGAAAGAAAGTTGGAACATGGCATATCAAGGCTCTGCAAATTCTCACCGAGTAGCTGTTCTTGAAGAAGGTATGAAATACCAGCCAATAGGTATTTCTCCTGAACAGGCACAGTTTTTAGAAACAAGAAAGTTTCAAATAAATGAAATTGCACGCATTTTCAGAATACCTCCACACATGCTTGCAGACCTTGAGAAATCTTCTTTTTCAAATATTGAGCAGCAATCATTGGAGTTTGTAAAATACACCCTTGACCCGTGGATAATTAGATGGGAACAAACTATGTGTCGTTCACTTCTCAGGGAAAGTGAAAAACCGGAGGTATTTATTAAATTTAATGTAGATGGTCTTCTGCGTGGCGATTATGTAAGTCGTATGAATGGTTATGCAACCGCAAGACAGAATGGCTGGATGAGTGCCAATGATATTCGTGAGCTTGAAAATTTAGACCGTATCTCTGCTGAACTTGGCGGTGATTTATATCTCATTAACGGTGCAATGACTAAATTACAGGACGCAGGTGCGTTCGCAAAAACTACAGAAAGAGAGGAAACTAAATGAAGAAATTCTGGAACTGGGTTAAGGATGAAGATTCCGGAACCCGAACCCTTTACCTTGACGGTGTAATAGCCGAAGAATCATGGTTTGATGATGATGTCACCCCTAAAGCATTTAAAGATGAATTAAATGCAGGTGAGGGTGACATTGTTATTTGGCTTAATTCACCCGGTGGTGATTGTATTGCAGCAAGTCAAATTTACACCATGCTCATGGACTACAAAGGAAATGTAACTATAAAAATCGACGGTATTGCTGCTTCTGCCGCTTCAGTAATTGCCATGGCAGGAACAACTGTTTTAATGGCTCCCACTGCTCTGATGATGATGCATAATCCCCTGACAATAGCAATTGGCGATAGTGAGGAAATGCAAAAGGCTGTTTCTATGCTATCAGAAGTAAAAGAAAGCATCATCAATGCTTATGAAATAAAAACTGGGCAATCTCGAGCAAAGCTCTCCCGACTTATGGATGCTGAAACTTGGCTTAATGCTAACAAAGCTATTGAGCTTGGTTTTGCAGATGACATTTTAACAGATGAGAAAAAACGAGTGCAAAAAGATGATTTTACTTATGCTTTCAGCCGCAGAGCTGTTACAAATTCGTTACTTAATAAAGTGTGTCCTAACAAAACAAAAAAAGGTACATCCGCTGATTCGCTTGAAAGGCGGCTAAACAACATCATTCATTAATTAGGAGGAAAATACTATGAACAAGATTTTAGAACTGCGCGAAAAACGTGCAAAAGCATGGGATGCTGCTAAGGCATTCTTAGATACAAAACGTGGAAATGATGACCTTATTTCTGCTGAAGATGAAGCAACATACAACAAAATGGAGGCCGATGTCATTGCTCTTGGTAAGGAAATAGACCGCTTGGAAAAACAAGCAATACTTGATGCAGAGTTAAATGCTCCTACCTCTAATCCATTGACAGGAAAGCCTAAACTTCCCAACATGGAGGAAAAGACAGGCAGGGCATCTGATGAATATAAAAAAGCATTCTGGAATGCTATGCGTACTCGTGCCGGTGAAGGACTTGATGTTACCATAAGAAACGCTCTTCAAGTTGGTACTGACACCGAGGGTGGATACTTAGTACCCGATGAGTTTGAAAGAACTCTTATAGAGGCACTTGAGGAAGAAAATATCTTCCGTAAATTAGCCAATGTTATTACTACTTCCACCGGGGACAGAAAAATTCCCGTGGTAGCCTCTAAAGGCACCGCATCATGGGTAGATGAAGAGGGTGCAATCCCTGATAGTGATGACAGTTTCGGTCAAGTATCAATCGGTGCATATAAACTTGGCACATTGATAAAAGTTTCAGAAGAACTTCTCAATGACAGTGTGTTTAATCTTGAATCCTATATTTCTAAAGAATTTGCAAGACGTATAGGTAACAAAGAAGAAGAAGCATTTTTCTCTGGTGATGGCACAGGAAAACCAACAGGTATTCTTGCAGCAACCGGTGGCGCTCAACTTGGTGTAACAACTGCTGGTGCTACAGCTATTACTCTTGATGAAATTTTAGATTTATTCTATTCATTAAAAGCACCATACAGAAATAAGTCGGTATTCGTCATGAATGATGCTACCGTAAAGGCAATACGCAAACTAAAAGATGGTCAAGGTCAGTATCTATGGCAGCCATCTCTACAGGCGGGTACTCCTGATACAATACTAAACAGACCTATATACACATCAGCCTATGTTCCGGCCATTGCTTCAGCTGCTAAGACTATTGTATTTGGTGACTTAAGCTATTACTGGGTTGCAGACCGTCAAGGTCGTGTATTTAAGAGATTAAATGAACTCTATGCTGTAACAGGTCAAGTAGGCTTTGTAGCTACTCAGCGTGTTGATGGAAAGCTTATTCTTCCTGAAGCCGTTAAGGTGCTTCAGCAAAAAGCGTAACGGAGGTGTCTTATGAGCTATAACACTAAAAATTATACAGAGCAAGGTGGAGATAAAACCATCATAGGCGGTACTCTTGAAATTAATAAAGGAGCCTCAGTAAAGGGGCTTCCTGCAGCTAAAAACCAAGTTGCAAGCACTGCAACTACTGTATCAGGTTTAAAGGATAACTTTAATGAACTTCTTCTTAAACTTAAAGATTCAGGATATATGGTACCTGATGACTGGAATGTGTCTGTTGCAAAAATTTCAACACCCTCCGGTGAAGAGCTCATTGCAAATCAAAGCAAGGTTACAGATATATCCATTAAAGATGACGTTATTACTGTGTCTGTAAATGATGATGAACTTGTAGCATTCCCCAGTGCCAATCTGGAACAAGGTACACATAAGTGGATTGGCATGAATATTACAACAGGGCTACCTGATATTACAGCAGTAAAATACAACGGTTATCAGCTTACATCTGATGATGTAACAGAGGCTGCTTCAGTTGGAGGATCTGCTGGCGATATTGTAATGTGGCTTAAATGTGATGAAATTATTGATACACCAAAAATCTTCTCGCTATGGGCTTCAGGATATGGCGAAACCACTTGTATGGTTATTATAGAAAACTGATGAAAGGCGGTGGTTAATAATGACACTATTAGAAAAAGTCAAAGCAAACCTTATTCTCGAGCACAGTGAAGATGATGAACTTCTTCAGATGTACATTACCACCGCTGTAAAGTACGCTGAGAGCTATCAGCATCTTTCGGAAAACTTTTATGCAGATAATCAAATGCCTCCTACAACCGAACAAGCAGTAATAATGCTGTCCTCCCACTTTTATGAATCGAGGGATGGCAGCACAGGAGGTTTTTACTCAGATAATGTTCAAGCCGCAGAGCAGGTATGGAATACGGTAAATCTGCTCTTAAGGCTTGACCGGGATTGGAAGGTGTAGCCTATGAGTTTTGGTAAAATGAATACCTTTATAGACATAGTGGAGAAAGAAACAGTTAAAGATTCTGAGGGTTTTTCTGCTGAAACCGACATGATTATTACTTCGGTATGGGCATATAGAGAAAGGCGTCATGGAACTGTGAAGTGGGCTAACAGAACCACTTTCTCAGTTGCTACAGACCTTTTCCGTTTTCGCTCTATTCCCGGTGTTAAGGTTACGACTGCTATGATTATTGCCATAGATGATGAACGATTTGAAATAACCTCCGTTGAGGATGTGAAAAATCGAGGAATGTATATTGAGGTGCTTGCAAAGGAGGTGAAGCCAAGTGGCTAAGGCTGTTATGAAAATGCCTGAGGAATTTCTTTTAAAGATTTCAAAGCTTGGTGATAAAACCGATGAAATAATTCCTAAGGTCCTTGAAGCCGGTGGCAAAGTTGTAGAAGAGAAGGTTAAGTCTAATTTACAAAGTATTATTGGCACTAATATAAAAGAAGAAAGTCGTTCCACAGGTGAACTTGTTTCATCCCTTGGTGTTTCCCCTGCTCTTATTGATAAGAACGGCAACTCTAATGTCAAAGTTGGTTTTTCCGAGCCACGTTCAGATGGAAAAAGCAATTCAATGATTGCCAGTGTTTTGGAATACGGGAAAAGTGGTCAGCCACCTAAACCCTTTCTAAAACCGGCTAAATCAGCAAGTAGGAAGGCGTGTATAAATGCCATGATTGAGGTATTTGACAAGGAGGTAGAAAATTTATGAGTGTGTTGGAAGAATTAAATACCCTTATTTCGCATTTAGTTCCAATAGAGACCGGGGTGTTTTCAGATACTCCCCCTGATAAATATATGGTTATTACTCCCCTTGTAGATACTTTTGAGCTTCACGGAGATAATTCTGCCGGGTATGAAATACAGGAAGCAAGACTATCCATCTTTGTTAAGGGTAATTATACACAACTTAAAAAAACAATTGTCTGTGCTCTATTGAGTGCAGACTTTACCATAACAGACCGCCGGTACAACGGTCATGAAGATGATACCGGCTTTCACCATTATGCCATTGATGTGGCAAAATTATATAAATTGGAGGTATAAAAATGGCAACGATAGGACTTGATAGTTTATATTATTCAAAGATTACTGAAGGAACTGACGAGATAGAAACATATGCAGAACCGGTTAAACTTGCAAAAGCAATAAAGGCTGACTTATCCATTGAACTTGCAGAGGCAATTCTTTATGCGGATGATGGTGCTGCAGTTGTAGTTAAAGAATTTAAGAATGGGAAGCTTTCACTTGGAATTGATGATATTGGTTCAACTGCTGCAGGGGATTTGACTGGGGCTAAGATTGATGATAATAAGGTTCTTATTTCAACGAGTGAAGACGGAGGCGAACCAGTGGCTATAGGATTCAGGGCAAAGAAAGCAAACGGAAAGTACAGATATTTCTGGCTTTACAAAGTCAAATTCGGAATACCCGCAACAAATCTTCAGACTAAAGGAGATAGTATAACATTTCAGACACCTACTATTGAAGGCACTGTTATGAGAAGAAATAAGGTTGATACCAATGGAAACCATCCATGGAAAGCTGAAGTAAATGAGGATGATACAGGAGTTTTATCTGAGACTATATCAGGATGGTTTACAGAAGTTTATGAACCAGAATTTACCGTTGCACCATAGGAGGTACTGTTAAATGAATGATGAAAGAAGCAGCAAGATTACAATAGGAGGAGTTGAGTATACCCTTATATTGACTACAAGAGCTACTAAGGAAATTGCTAAAAGATATGGCGGTCTTGAAAACTTAGGTGAAAAGTTAATGAAGTCAGAGAACTTTGAAATGGCTCTTGATGAAATTGTATGGCTTATCACTCTTCTCGCAAATCAAAGTTTATTGATTCATAATTTGCAGAACAAGGATGATAAGAAAGAGCTTCTAAAAGAAGAGGATGTTGAGATACTTACCTCTCCCCTTGAATTAGCAACATACAAGGAGGCAATTATTGAGGCTATGTTTAAAGGCACAAAACGATATGTAGAATCAGAGGAAGCTGAATCAAAAAACGAATTGGTCGAGTAAGCGATGAAGAATTGTTTGCTCGACTAATTTATTATGGGGTTACACAGCTTGGCAGGAATGAGGAAGAGGTGTGGCTTATGGCAATAGGAGATCTTTTGGATCAATGGGAGATACATAAGCAGTTTATGGGATTGGCTAAACCTAAGGTTGAATTGTTTATTGATGAAATTATTCCATTTGGGTTAGTATAAATTTATAAAATGATTATAAATTCATAAATTGATATGTATGTTTGGTTCTTTCACATATTCCTTTTATTGTTAAAATGTGATATAATAAAGTAATTTATATAATGAATTTACTAAAGGAGTAAAGACATGCATAGAATTGGGATGGTTCCAGGAAGGGATAATATAGTTGATTACATTATAGAAAAAAAGATAGTACCACAAGAAGATATAATTTATTATTTTAACAGAGAAAATAAATATAACTCTGAGGAGCTTATTTTTGAAGTAAATGTTGCAATCGAAAAATTCAATAGATCAAATAAGGTTTTAGGAAAGCAAATTAGAAATGTTGAAGGTTATTATACCTACTTTGAGGAATGGATTTAATAAAGTATAAATTAAAATAATTTTAAATTATTTCTTTGTAATAAGACAAGTTGCTTATTACAGGATGAAATAGTAGCACAAAATTTATTAAGTTTAAAAGTGCGATGCAATTCATTAAATTTGAGAAAATAATTTGGGGGATTAAAATGAAGAAACTAATACGGATTATTATATTTCTTATTATTTTATTTGTAATTAATTCGTGCGATAAAGTTAATGAACCTAATCAAGAAGCAAAAAAGGGCGAACAATATGATATCGAAATGTCAGAGTCTCCGCCAGGAATAACACCTGAACAAAAAATCGAAAGTGAGTTTATTACCGATGATAGGGCAGAAGGCGAATTAGTGGATATAGATGCTGATATGATTAAAGTTCTTAAAGATGCAGGATATACATTGGAACAGGCCAGCGATATTCAGAAAATATTAAACACAATAGGCATACAAAGTATTGAAATCTATATAATGACAGGAGTTGCTACAGAGGGGTTAAATGCTGTAAGCTGTTATCCAAATGGTATTAAAGAACAAAGTAGTCGCTTTACTTTTACAACTGATAATGGAATTTTATTCTACGCCGGTTTTTTAGGTGATGATTTATATGATTCCGAATTGGGAGGGTACTTAAAATCATATGAAGATGTACATGTACCTGAAACTGAAATAGATATAGACACTTATGATAAGCTGCTAATTTTAGCAATTGATAATGTAAAGAACTACTTAAACCATCCTTCATCTGCGAGTTTTAATAATTTCGCTTGGGGAATTGGTAGAAGTGACGATAAATATAAAATAATAGGTGAAGTAGAAGCACAAAATTCTTTCGGCGTAAAAGATGATTTGATTTTCAGTGTTTATTTTATACAAACAGACGGTAAATTCTTAATAGAAGGAATAGTAATTGATGGGATACGAGTTAAATAAAATAATGAGGAGATAATTCAATCATGAATTTTGATGATAATTTTAAAGATATTTCAGATTTAGATGATGAAACTTTGGACAGCAGTGGGCTATATTGCATAAGATTAAAAGAAAACTCAAGGCTTCCAGATAGATACCAAAATATTCTTGATATTAGAGAAATTAAGTATATTTATATAGGTAAGGCAACTACTACGTTAAGGAGTCGTCTAGAAGAAGAACTTAAACACATTAGACCAGGAACCTTTTTTAGAAGCATTGGTTGTGTATTAGGGTATAGACCAATGTACGGGCATTTAATAGGCAGGGCTAACCAAAATAATTATAAGTTTTCTGATGACGATACAGATAAGATAATCGATTGGCTCAAAAATAATGTTGAAGTTAGTATTGTAAAATATGATGGCGATTTTAGTATTGAAGCTGAATTAATTAGAAAATACTCCCCCTTGCTAAACATTAAACACAATCCTAATAGTTTACATGAGCTTGGTGTTGATAGGCAGGAATGCATTAGAATAGCAAGAGGAGAATTAAACACTTAAAATTTATTCAAAAATATGTAGACACTCTTTTAAAAACAAGGGTGTTTTTTTTATGCTCAAAATAAGGAGGTGGAAGCATGGCAGACAACTTTGGTCTCAAGATTGGCATTGAAGGAGAACGGGAATTTAAGAAAGCATTAAGTGATATAAACCAAAGTTTCAAGGTTCTTGGTTCTGAAATGAATTTAGTTTCATCTCAATTTGATAAGCAGGATAAATCCATTCAGGCTATAACAGCAAGAAGTAATGCTCTTAACAAAGAAATTGATGCACAAAAGGATAAAATCAATACCCTTGAAGCTGCCTTGAAGAATGCCTCTGAGAGCTTCGGTGAAAATGACCGGAGAACTAAGAATTGGGCTATTCAGCTTAATAATGCAAAAGCAGAATTAAATAATATGGAAAAGGAGCTTGAGGAGTCTGCCGAAGAAGCTGACAAACTTGGGGATGAGTTAGAAGAGTCCGGCAAGTCTGCGGATAACGCAAGTGGTAAATTTGAAAAATTAGGCGATGTTCTTAAAGGTATCGGTGCTGCTATGGGTTCTGTGGCTTTAGCCGCAGGAGCAGCAACAATAAAGCTTGGTAAGGAAATTATTCAGCAGTTTGGTGAATTAGAACAGAACCTTGGTGGCTCGGAAGCAGTATTTGGAGAGTATGCCTTATCAATTCAAAAAACCGGTGAAGAAGCATATAAAAATATGGGTGTATCTCAAAGTCAGTATCTTGCTACTGCCAACAAGATGGGTGCTCTCTTCCAAGGGTCAGGAATTGAACAGCAGAAAAGTCTTGAGCTAACGGAAAAAGCTATGCAAAGGGCAGCTGATATGGCATCTGTAATGGGGATTGATATGCAAATGGCACTTGATTCTGTTGCCGGTGCTGCAAAAGGTAACTTTACCATGATGGATAACCTTGGTGTTGCAATGAATGCTACAAACATTCAGGCTTATGCCCTTGCCAAAGGACTGGATTTCACCTGGGCATCTGCAACAAATGCAGAAAAAGCTGAAGTAGCAATGCAGATGTTCTTTGAAAATACAGAGCAATATGCTGGCAACTTTGCAAAGGAATCAACTGAGACAATAACAGGCTCAATCGGACTTATGCAGGCAGCCCTTGGTTCATTTACTGCAGGTCTTGGAAATGCCGATGCAGACATGAAAAATTTAACTAATAATCTTGTGGATGCATTCCAAGCAGTTGTGAAAAACATAGTGCCTGTATTAGAGAATATCGTAACTGCATTACCTGCTGCAATGGATGCAATAATATCAGCTATTGGAGATATTCTCCCGGTGCTTCTTAGTACTGTTACAGAGTTATTCAGCCAAGTATTTGAAACAATCTTGAATCTTCTGCCTGAGCTTATTCCGGCTGCTGTTGATGCTGTTATGACAATTGTTGAAACACTTATAAATAACCTACCTTTATTAATTAACGTGGCTGTACTTTTAATTACATCCCTTGTAGAAGGCATGGGACTTGCATTACCTGAATTAATTCCGGCAACAGTAAGTGCTGTAATAACAATAGTGCAAAGTCTTATGGAGAATATGGATATGGTTTTAGAAGCAGCTTTTGCAATTGTTAAAGGGCTTTCTGAAGGACTTCTTAATGCCCTACCTGCTCTAATTGAAGCACTGCCGCAAATCATAACAACCATTATCAATTTCATCACAAATAATCTGCCAGCAATTGTGGGTATGGGTGTCGAACTGATAATCCAACTTGCATTTGGTTTAATTAAAGCAATACCACAGCTTGTAGCTTCATTACCCCAGGTTATTACAGCCATTGTAACAGGTATTGGAAAAGCTGCTATATCAATAGTTGAAATAGGTAAAAATATAGTTGTAGGGTTATGGGACGGTATTGCATCCATGATTGGTTGGATAAAGGAAAAAATCAGCGGCCTTGTAGGAGGAATTGTTAGTAATGTAAAAGGTGTTTTAGGAATTCAATCCCCTTCTACTGTATTTGCAGGCATTGGAACTAATATGAGTTTAGGTCTTGGAGAAGGCTTCACTAAGGCAATGAACTCAGTTAAGGATGATATGAATAAATCAATACCAACAAGCTTTGATATAGATGCAAACTTAAGAAACGGAACAAGCTTTGAAAGCAGACTTGGTTCAAATGTTACAAACACATTTAATATTGCAAGCATGATAGTAAGAAATGACAATGATATAAAAAACATAGCAAGAGAGTTATATCTCTTACAGGTAAGAAGTGACAGGGGGTATGCAGTATGATGGGATTTACTTTTAGAGGAATACACACATCCGAATTTAAGGGGCTTGTTGTTAAAACTATATACAATCCCCTATCCCCTGCTAAAAGAATACAAAGAGTAACTGTCATGGGGCGAGACGGAGAGTATGTATTTGAAAACGGATACAATAATAAATTCCTTGAATTCAGATGTTCTCTGGCAAAAGGGACAATTATTGAAAGACGGCAAAGAGCAAGAGAGATAGCATCATGGTTATCTTCTACCGGGGACTTGGTGCTCGACTATGAGAATGACAAGACATACAAAGTTATAAAAACAGTCAGTGACATTTCATTATCAATGGAACAAGCATGGGATGAGTTCAATATAACATTTGAGACAGAGCCTTTTCAATATGGAGAGTTTAAGACACTATCCTTTGACAATCCCTCCACTGTTGTTGTAAACAACCAGGGAACCTATGAGGCTGAAACATTAATATCGATAACAGGCACAGGAAATGTAACTGTTTCATCCGAAGGTTATTCATTTACATTGATAGGAATTACGGAAAAACTTAATATTGACAGTAAAAAGATGCTTGTATATACAGATGCCAATGAAAATGAAATATCAAAGCATTCCGGGAACTTCATAAAACTTAAGCCCGGAAATAACACAATAACCGTTACCGGCTTTGTTTCCAATATGACAGTAAAATTCAACGACACATACATTTAGGAGGTGCAGCATTGATAACTTTACATGATAAAAATACAAACACAAAGCTTGCATACCTTGATGACATAATAATAGAAGATTCAATCGAAATAACAAGGAAAATCAATGGAGAGTTTATTCTAAAATTTGAAGTGTTGGAGGACAACTTAAAATGTGAATATTTTGAATCAGAAAACTATATAGTTGTTGATAAATCATATTTTGATATTGCATATATAGAGCAAATACATTCAGATTCAGTCACTTACAGAATAGAATGTGAGCATGTGACTTACAGATTGATTGAATATGAAAAAGAATTCTATACTTATGACGGAACTCCAACTCAAATACTATCAGACATATTAGCAGGCACCGTCTTTATCGTTGGTACTGTCGAGCCAACAGGTATAACAACATTTGCAGTCCATGAGGAAACAAACAAGTTAGGACTTTTACAGTTCCTTGCCTATCACACAAATTCAGAGCTTGATTTTGACGGATTTAAGATCAGCTTAAAAAATACACTTGGACAGGATCGTGGTTTTCAAGCAAGGTTTGGGAAAAATCTTACAGGTGTTAAAAAAATAATAGACAGACGGAAAGGACTAACATACTATGCCGTAGATATAGTTGAACTTAAAAATCATCCTTCTTTCGAGGATTTTAGCAACCTTGAGATTATAGAAGAAGGAGACACCATAAGAATAATTGATGAAGTTATCGGTCTTGATGTAACAAATAAGGTTATTAAAAGAACTTACAATCCAATCAGGGCAATAAACACTTACCTTGAAATAGCAAACAGCATAGAAATATTGACAGACTCAGTTACCAAGATAAGACGGGACACAGTGGCAAAGGACAAAACTTATCATGGAATAAGAATTAGCCCAGACAATGGATTTGAAAGTATAAGGAGCGACAAAATGGCAAGGGGAGTTTTCAACTCCGATATATTTGCTCTTCAAACCGGTGATGGTACAGGTGAAAACTGGATTAATAAATTGTATTTTGATGCAGCTACAAGCAAGTATATTTTTGATGGAATGTTGTCTGCCACCATGATTGAGGCACTTGAAGCAGAGTTTGATGTTACTGTATCTAACGTAACAATAACTAATATATTGGCGGCAGAAACCGGGTACATTGCACAGTTGACGGTAGATGAATTGCTGACTGATACTAAAGTTAAAAATTATCTTAAAAAAGACACAGACTTTAATGTGTCCATAGCACCAATAGAGTATCAACATATCTTTGGTAAGTATCATAGATTTATTTATGCAACCACTGATGGCTCACAAGAGGCACAAGCAATTGACAGATACGGACGATTACTTTATTGGAAAGACAGCGATAAGGAAGTTGTTACACTTGATGAAACAAACCACCCTGTGATGGTATATGTCTATTCAGAACCTGTAGTATTCCAAACATCTGCTACAGCAGGGCAGATTGAAATGATTTTCGGACAAGGTGATGGTGTTCTCGAAAATAGCTCAAAAGCATTTATACGAAAAACTACAACAGGTTTAGAATTAATCTACTATCGCAGCAATACCGGGGAAGAACGTAAAATATCATTAGATGACGTTGGGACAAACATTAATAATCTAATAATTGAAAACAGAACAGATGATCCAACGAGCCCATCCGTAGGTCAAATATGGATGCGGACTGATTTGGCATAGAGGTGAGTTTATGGCAAAAACACTATTTGATGAATACTTATATACAGGTGCCGTACAAACAGTGTCGTTACCAGCTGGACTTTATTTATTTGAACTTTATGGAGCACAAGGCAAACGCGGCAGGACCTCTTCAGCCGGAGGCAGGGGCGGATTGGGTGGGGGAACAATCGGTATCTTTAGGTTTAGTGGGCAGACTATAGTTAATATTTATGTAGGTAATGGTGCAGATTTAGAAGGGCGTGTTGGCGGATATAATGGCGGAGGAAATGGTCATCAATCGAGTTCCTATTATGGCGGCGGAGGCGGTGGAGCTACTGATATAAGAATTGGTGGAAACACCCTATCGGATAGAGTGTTAGTTGCCGGCGGTGGGGGCGGAGGTGATTACAATAGGTATGCCGGCGGTGCTGCCGGTGGACTTGAGGGCTTGCGTGGGGAAAACTCCGGTGGTACTGGAGGAACCCAAACTGCCGGCGGTAATGTTGGTGGAGTTTTAGGTCAGGGTGGAAACGCTACTACTCGAGTCTCTGGTGGCGGAGGCGGTGGCTACTATGGAGGAGGAGCCGGTAATAATTATAACGCTGGAGGAGGAGGTTCATCATATCACGGCGGTGCAAATGGATATATTCCTCTTTTTAGTTGTTTATTAGGTGGACAAAAATCGGGAGCAGGTTTTGCAAAAATATATATTCTTGATAATGAAACAGATGGGTTCCCTCTAATAATGCCGTTTAGCAATATGGTTATCCCGTTGAAACTTCAAGCCGGAATTTATTCGTGCGACCTGTATGGTGCACAGGGCGGTTTCTCTTCGTCCTATTCTGATGTCGCAGCCGGAAAAGGCGGTAAAGTAAGCGGTAATATAGTACTTATAAATGATGATACCTTGCACGTATACGTAGGCGGGAGAAATGGTTTTAACGGTGGTGGTGTGGGTGGTAGTGCTAGTGGCAGCGGAGGCGGTGGTACTGACATCCGAATAGGAGGTATAGCGTTAACCGATAGAGTGTTGGTTGCTGCCGGTGGAGGTGGTCAAGGATTAGCCGGTACATATATTCAAAGCCGCGGCGGTGACGGAGGGGGTTTAATTGGTGAAGGTGTTATAGACCAGTATCACCAGAACTATGCACCCACAGGCGGAACTCAAACCGAGGGAGGATATTCAAATGGCTCTTTAGGGCAAGGTGGAATAGGGTTAGTTAACGGCGGCGGTGGAGGCGGTGGTTACTACGGTGGCGGTGGTGGTAGTGGTCTATCAGGTAATTATTATGTTGCCGGAGCAGGGGGCTCATCATATTACGGTGGAGCTAATGGATATATCCCAACTAACCCATCTACCGAAACCGGTGTAAATGCTGGGAATGGTTATGCTGTTATAACCCTAATACCTCAGTCAAATGCGGCGGCTGTAAATATTCAGGGACAAAATAACTTGATAGGATTAAACCTTTTTACACCTACCGACACATTAGAAAATTGTTTAAGGATTGGCACTATTAATGGAATTAAAGCTTTTAAATTAGTTGATGTTAGCAATGTAAATGCTTCTCCATTGAGGGTTAAAACTTGCAACGGCATAAAGGCAATTAGTTTAGAATAAATTATTGAGGTGAGAAAGTCAAATAATCATAAGATTTGAAACTTAAATAGAAATACCAAACTAAACGATTAAAACAGGAGGTTTTATGAAAGATAAAATACAATTAATATTTACAGCCATCGGTGGCTACTTGGGTTATATTCTCGGTGGACTTGATGGCTTTCTTTATGCTTTGATTATTTTTGTAGTCATTGATTATATAACAGGACTGATGGCAGCAATTGTAGAGCGTAAGTTGTCAAGCGAAATAGGATTTAGAGGCATCTTTAAAAAGGTGCTTATTTTTTTACTTGTTGCTGTTGGAAACATAATTGATAGTAACTTGATTGGAACCGGGAGTGGTGTAAGAACAGCTGTAATATTCTTTTATATTTCAAATGAAGGAATTAGTATTATTGAAAACTCCGTAACTATCGGATTACCTGTGCCACAAAAGCTTAAAAACATAATGGCTCAATTAAACGCTGATGGAGATGAAAACAAATGAATCTACACAAATTAATTTTAACTAATAATGCCTGTTATAAAGCAGGTGGAACAATTATACCGAAAGGCATTATGGTTCACTCTACCGGGGCAAACAATCCTTATTTGAAGCGATATGTGGGACCCGATGATGGACTTTTAGGGAAGAATCAATATAACAATCATTGGAATCAATATAAGCCTGACGGAAGGCAAGTATGTGTTCATGCGTTTATCGGTAAATTAGCAAACGGCTCAATTGCTACCTATCAAACATTACCATGGAGTCATCGGGGATGGCATGCAGGAGGAATAGCAAATGATACTCATATAGGATTTGAAATTTGCGAGGATGGTCTTACTGACACCTCGTATTTTTCTGCTATATATAAAGAAGCTGTTGATCTATGTGTGTTTCTTTGCAAAGAGTTTAATCTAACTGAAAAAGACATCATTTGTCACAGTGAGGGTTATATAAAAGGAATAGCCAGTAATCACTCGGATGTAATGCACTGGTTCCCGAAACATGGCAAGAATATGGATGCCTTTAGAGAGGATGTGAAAAAAGCACTCTCTCCTCCCCTTCCCTCTCCCAATAAGAAACTATACAAAGTTCAAGTAGGCGCATATTCCAAAAAGGGAAATGCTGAAGCAATGCTATCTAAAGTAAAAGCTGCAGGATTTAAAGATGCCTTTATCAAAATTGAATAATTTACTACGGATTTGACCCCTCGCTGTCCTTTAGATAGTGAGGGGTTTTCTTTTTTTCTATGAATGGAGGAATTTTATGAAAGATTTACAAAAAGAAAGAATTATACAACTACGAATATCCGGAGTTAGTTATTCTAAAATCGCTGACGCTCTTGGCATATCTATAAACACAGTTAAATCATTTTGTAGAAGGAATAATCTTGGTAATAACGAAGTCCTAACAAAAGATGATTCTAATGTTAATCAAATATTCTGTAAAGAGTGTGGTAAAGAATTAAACCAAGTATCAGGTAAGAAACCTCTAAAATTTTGTAGCAACCAATGCCGGGTTAAATGGTGGAATTCCCACCCTGAGATGGTGAATAAAAAAGCTATCTACTCATACCGTTGTCCATATTGCGGTAAGACTTTCACAGCCTATGGCAACTCCAAAAGAAAGTATTGTTCCCACTCCTGCTATATAGCAGATCGCTTTGGAGGTGATATTCTTGAGTGAAGAAATGTTTAATGCTGAAAAGTTATATCAAGTAACGATGACAATAGCAAAATCAATGTTAACAAAAGGCATAATAACCAACAAAGAATATGCTGTAATTGATACAAAAATGTTAGAAAAATATCGCCCAATACTTGGTACATTATTATCTACACTTCCTTGACTTTATAGGCTTTTAGAGTGATATATGGTATCAGAAAGGAAGTGATAATATGCGAAAAATCAGCAAATTAGAAGTCAAACTACCACAACTGCCAGAGCGGAAAAAGGTCGCTGCTTATGCGAGAGTTTCAGAAGAAAAAGGTCGTACTCTTCATTCTCTATCAGCACAAATTAGTTTTTACAGCTCTTTCATTCAAAGTCACAGCGAGTGGCAATACGCAGGCGTTTATGCAGACGAGGGTATTTCAGGAACAACAGATGATAGAGCCGAGTTTAGAAGAATGCTTGAAGATTGTGAGAATGGCAAAATGGACATCATCCTTACAAAATCAATCTCACGTTTTGCCCGCAATACAGTTGATTTACTTGAAACAGTTAGGCATCTTAAAGAACTTGATATTGAGGTACGCTTTGAAAAGGAAAATATCAATTCATTAAGCGAAGATGGTGAACTCATGCTGACACTGCTTGCATCATTTGCTCAGGAAGAAAGCCGCTCTACCAGTGAGAATGTTAAATGGGCAATTCGCAAGGGATTTGAGCAAGGTAAAACAAACTCTTTCTGCATTTACGGCTACCGTTGGGATGGCGAGAAGTTTAACGTCGTGCCGGAAGAAGCTGAAATTGTAAGACTCATATATGATAATTTCCTAAAAGGCTTATCTGCAGAGCAAACTGAAAAACAACTTGATGAAATGGGCATCAAATCTTACACAGGCGGTCATTTCTCAAACACATCTATTAGAGCCATCTTACGGCAGGAACGTTATACAGGCAATATACTTCTACAAAAAACTTATGTTGAAAACCATATAAGCCATAAGACCAAAATCAACAAAGGTGAATTACCCATGTATTATGCAGAGAATACCCACCCCGCTATTATCGACCAGGAGACGTTTGATAAAGTGCAGACTGAAATTGCAAGGCGTAGAGAATTAGGTGTTTTTGCAAACTGGTCTATTAACACAACCTGCTTTACCAGCAAGGTGAAATGCGGCAACTGCGGTGCAAGTTACAGGCGCAGTGGTAAACGACAACGGAAGGATTCAAGCGAAGTCTACTATGTTTGGACTTGCCGAACCAAAGATTCAAAAGGTGTTTCTGAATGCCATGCAAAAGATGTCCCAGAGAAAATGCTTCAAAAGTATAGTGCTGAAGTTCTTGGCTTAGAAGAATTTGAGGAAGATGTATTCTTGAATGAAATTGAAAAGATAGTAGTTAACGGTAAGGATGAACTCATTTTCCATTTCTATGATGGACAAATAGTTATTCAGAAATGGAAGTCCACTGCAAGGACTGATTGCTGGTCAGAAGAACGTCGTAAGGCGTGGGGTGAATATCAAAAAGGTAATAAACATGCTATAGGAAGTAAAGGTAGGTGGCTATAAGATGGCAAGGACAGTTAGAAATGTAACTACCATTCCAGCTACAATTTCTCGCTTTACATCAGCCCCCATAAATGAGCAAAGAAAGCGCCGCGTTGCTGGATATGCCAGGGTTTCTACAGATAGTGAAGAACAGTTCACAAGTTATGAAGCACAGGTTGATTATTACACTAACTACATAAAAAGCCGTGATGATTGGGAATTTGTAAAAGTCTACACTGATGAAGGAATTTCCGGTACTAACACTAAAAAACGTGAAGGCTTTAAAAACATGATTAAGGATGCTCTTGATGAAAAAATTGACCTTATAATTACTAAATCGGTTAGCAGATTTGCACGTAATACGGTAGACAGCCTTACCACTGTAAGGCAACTTAAGGAAAAAGGCATAGAGATTTATTTTGAAAAGGAAAATATATGGACACTTGACTCCAAAGGCGAACTGCTTATTACAATAATGTCATCCTTGGCTCAAGAAGAAAGCCGCAGCATTTCAGAAAATGTAACATGGGGTCAAAGAAAGAGATTTGCAGATGGTAAGGTTTGTGTTCCATTTAAACATTTTCTTGGCTATGACCGTGGGCAGGATGGAAATCTTGTTTTAAATGAAAAAGAAGCAGTAATTGTGAGACGAATTTTTAGTATGTTCCTACAAGGGATGACTCCATACGGTATCGCCAGCCAGTTAACAACAGATGGAATATTGTCTCCTGCTAAAAAAGAAAAGTGGAATGCTGGAACAGTTAAGCGTATGCTAAGTAACGAAAAATATAAAGGTGATGCTCTTTTACAAAAAAGCTATACTGTTGATTTCCTAACAAAGAAAAAGAAAGATAATGAAGGTGAAATCCCTCAATATTATGTAGAAAATAACCATGAAGCTATTATTGAGCCTGCAGTCTTTGACATGGTGCAAAGAGAATTGGAAAGGCGTCAACCTGGACATAACCGTCACAGCGGAGTTCATATGTTTTCAGGAAAAATAAAATGCGGTGAATGCGACAGCTGGTACGGGTCAAAGGTTTGGCACTCCAATAGCAAATATCGTCGCATGATTTGGCAGTGTAATCATAAATTTAGTAACAATGAGAATTGCAAAACCCCTCACCTTAATGAAGATGAAATCAAAGCGTGTTTTGTGAAAGCGGTAAATAAGCTAATTAGTGATAGGGACGAAATCATTTCAAATTTTGAAGCAATTAAAGAAGCACTCTATGCTACAGAAGTACTCAAAACCGAGCAAGCTGAATTACAAAAAGAAATGGAGATTGTTGCTGCAATGATTCAACAATGCATTAATGAAAACGCCCGCATTGTTCAAGACCAAGAAAAATACCAGAAGCACTACGATGGTTTAGTTCAGCGATTTGAAGATGCTAAATCCAAGTTAGAAGCGGTCTTAGGGCAAATAAAAGAAAAGGATATTCATAGAGCTGACGTTGAGACTTTTCTTGCTGAACTTCAGAAACGTAATGATCTGCTTACAGATTTTGACCCACTCCTCTGGCATAGCTTAGTTGATTTTATGACGGTTTACGAAAAAGATAATATTTGCTTTACTTTTAAGGATGGTACAGTAATTCATATATAGAAATTTAAAGCTCCCTTTTAGCTTTAGAGCTGTGACAGGTGAGCCTTATTTATTTTGCTTATATTAATTAATAAAATTTAAAATACAAATTGAAGTTTTTGCTATCCATGATTATTAACTTATTCTTTGTACTTCATATTCTTTTTTCAATTTTATCGAGTCTTACGGATAAATCGTAAATCTTTCGCATGAGCATAAAATTCTGATAGATGATAGCTTTACAGAAACGGTACATATTAGCATCCATGTCCACTATAGCATCATTATCCACGGAGTAAATGTAATCACCGCCCTCCCAGATACTTGAAGATACGTCTATTGAAGCGTTTTTTTTTAAGGAATCTGCAATCAATTTAATAGTTTCATAATCTGCATCTGAATCGCACCTTACTTTTTCATTTTTGATGTATTCATATGCATCGAATATAAGTTTTTCTTGCCTATTACGTTCTTTCTCCTGACTATTCTTTTCCATTTTCTCTTTTATTGAATTAAAAATGCCCATTACGTTCCCCTTTCTTTTTATAAATTTAAGTTTTTCGAACCTTTCCTCATTTCAGTTATTAACAAATGATTACATTATTAATTGAATATTTGTTTATTAATCTTCCAATAATCCTGCAAATTCTTCAGGATTTTCAATATTTAATTCAGCACCATTTTGAATTAATCCAAGAACCTCTGAAAACTCACAATCATAATTATAATCTTCCCAACCGTTTAATCCAATACTGTACATCCAATCTGTATAACTATCGCTACCAACATACTCATCATAAACACTACCTCCAGATGTTACTTCAATCATCTCTGATTCAAAATGAAAATCAACATATTTAAGTTCATCAGTACTACTGCGTAAAGAAAAACCAAAATCAAACTGATTATCTGGTTCAATTCCATTACCGAAGTTCTTAAGATAATTTTGAATTGCTGTGAAAAATTTAGTATAGAGTTCTGATTCATGCTCTTTAATATATTTAGTAAGAGCTTTAATAAGTATATCTTCCATATACTGAAAGCTTTCTACATCACCAGCTAAAACCGTTTCTTCCTCTTCTTCCTCTTCCATGTCATCGTCAGATACTGATAAATCTGGATAATGTATGCTTAATTCTTTGTAAGTCTTATTCAGCTTCTCTCTATCATCGTAAATGGTATTTTTAGACCATTTAAGCATAGTAAGTAGAAGATAAATATACATATCATCTTCATGTGGTTCAAAGCACATTTTTATAATGTCGTTAATTATTACATTAGCACTGATCATGCGGGATACAACATCAAGTGAAATATCCTTAAGGCTTGAAAATAAATCAAAAAATTCGATATCATCTGGAATTGTGTTTTTTTGAAGATCAGATAGTAAGCCAACCATGTCTGGTAATTTATAGCTCATACGATAAAATTCACCAGCTTCTTCTCTTGTTTTTGGTCGGTAAAGGTCCACAAATTCTTCAATAGACAACAAGAATTCATTACTGTTATGTAGTATCTCATCAATTGTCATACCGAGGTCTCGGCAGAATTGAACTAAAATTTCTTTATTATCTTGCATATATTACCTCCAATCGTTTTCAATTTACGCTATCATCAAGAATATGTATACTACTAATGCACATAGGATTTCTTATATCAATGCATCAATTCAGCTTGTGCGTATCTAAAAAGCCTTTAAATTTTCTTAAACAGTTAACATAATATTTAGCTCTATATTGAATTAAAGTTTCTGTCCAATTTTTTGTATTAGTAAAATATTCTACAAGTTTCTTATAATATTCATCAAATTTTTCTTCTGAAATGATTGTTTCATAAAAATCTAAACCTAATTGAGAATTATTTGTAATAAAAACTGCGTCTATAAACGGCGTTTCTAAATCTTTCTTTGTTGGTTCTCTTTTCTTTATATAGTCTCCATATTGTTTTTTAAGTATTTTTGCATTTTCCTCAAAATCCTCTGGTGTTCTTATCCTATCATATATTGCTGGCAATTTATCTTCTTTTTTGCTCTTATTTTGTTGAAGATATTCTCTCATTTCACTCATTCTTTTTTCAAAGTCAGGTTTATTAAACTTTTTAATTGGTTTATCAGAATATACATTATCAAATTTCTTTTCACAAAAATAATCAAATGGACAAGAAGGGCACTTAGGATTATTAACTTTACAGTAGTTCCTACCTACCTCCCAACATAATCCGTCCATTAATCCTGGAAATTCAGGACTTATATCTCTTGCTCTGCAAATTGTATAAATCTTTTCTATTTCACTATCTCTTAAATAAGGAACCAAACCAACTCTATGAAATACTCTATTGATATGCACATCAGGTGCTATATCTATATAAGAATAGTCTGAAAATTCTATTCCAAAATATCGGTATAAAATATTTGGTATCATATTTGCTATCTTAAAACCGCAACCCTTAAAATCAAGACACCTTAGAACTACATTATAACTACTTGGCTTGCCTTCCCAAATTTTAGATGCATCACCTTTAAGATAATCATCATCAACTATTTTCTGAACCGCATTGTAAAATACTTCCGCTTTATTGTTAGGATATCTATGCCAGTTCTGTTTTCCATTGAACATTTTCACATATTCATTTAAAGGAATTATATATAAATCATCTATGTTAAAACTTCCAAGAGTTTCATAAACACGGTATGGGATAGTCCATGCAACATTGGCATCAACTCCAGAGTCCATAAGACTTGCCAGTAGCAAGGCATGTGGATATTTTTTTATATTTCTAACTAACTTTTCTGCTTCTGCATTAAAAACTATATCTTTAAAAGATGCCCCTGCTTTGTTAGTAATTAAGTTCACATTTTTATGAGAATTTAGAAAGTACTCTTTTCTTGCTAATTCTACCATTGGATGAGCCATATTGATTTCCTCCTTATACCAGTTTATAAAATTATAACATAAATTTTACCAATTTTATATATGATTGAGATAAAAGCCAACATTATAAGTTATTAACATTATTTTTAAATAAAAAATTTCTGCAAATAAAAAATAGCCGGACATATACCGACCTTCACCACTGCACACCCCTTTTTGAGTTTGCACACCCCTAAACATAACATTTTTTAGGATAATTAAATTGTATCAATCTCTGTACTATTATATCAAAAACCCTGCCTTCATAAGGTTCAAGCATTTCAACCAACAAACGTACTACGGAACGCGGTGTATAGAACTGTCCGCCTTTTTTACCCTCGGCAAGGGCAAACTGTCCTAAAAAATATTCATATACTTGCCCAAGAATATCATTTGATTTAGAAGCACTGTCACCAAGAGCAATAGTGCCGGTTAAATCAATTAGTCCACCCAGAGACTGTTTGTCTAGCTTTTCTTTTGCATATTCCTTCGGCAAAACGCCTTTGAGGGAGGGATTGTCCTTTTCAATGGCCTCCATAGCTTCGTCGATGTCTTTGCCTATAGTTGGCAGCTTAGCTCGACTCTGTAGGTAACCCCAGCGAGCTTGAGGCGGTACATAGAATACATTTTCTGCTCGGTATTCATATGGATCATCAGGGTCTGCCCCTTCATACTCACCCTTACCCTCTTTGAGTTTGTTATATAATTCATAAAAACTGTCAGATATATACTTTAAAAATATAAGACCAAGAACAACATGCTTATATTCCGCAGCATCCATATTTTTGCGAAGCTTGTCTGCAGCTGCCCAAAGTACCTGTTCAATAGGTTGTTCTTTTACTTCCTTATTAGCTTTATTAATTTTAGCCATTCACTTTCTCCATTATTTTATTTTTTTACATAAATCATGGGCTTCTTATCCGCAGCCATGAGTGTCGCCCATGTCAAGTCCAAACACACATCCCGTGATTATTACAATTTCTCACAGAACATAAAACCCAATTTTTATTATATGAAAATTTTTTAATAATTTCAACTTGTTTAGACGTTCTGTTATTAATATTGTAAAAATATGTATTTTTTGATAGATAAGTATGTAAACTTATTATTTTTTTGTCATTACAGAATACTAGGTTTCGATGCGAGATAATCCATCAACTTTTTAATACGGTCTTCAGTATCGATTCCGGCTTCATTCTGGATAATAGGAATTTTCTCAAGTACTTCCTCGGTAACATTCTTCTTAACTACATAGGCTGCATTTCCACATTCAATAAATGCATTCTCATATACTAACCTCTGCCCCATGCTATCTTTGGAAAGAATCCCTTCAACGTCTATTTTCAAATACGGCATATAGGTGTTTTCAGACCATTTTGATTGAGTTTGCATAACAGAGAATAAGTAAGGGGCTTCAGAATATTTGCTGTTAGAATATTTTCCATAGCTTCCCGGTCGGAATTGCTTATATTTTATATAATAATACCTCCAATCATATTCGCTCTTATCCTCACATTCTTTCAAGTATGCTTTTGCGATTTGATCCAACAATTCATCATTTATGTCATCATCTATGGAAAGTAGTTCTACCAAAATACTCTTAGTTTTATCAAATCCATCATTACCGCTCTTATGAAATAAATCTCTCCATGCTTTTACATTTCTTGGATTACTTGACCCAAACTGAAATCTCCATCCGTTTTTTTCTTTCTGCGGATAAAACCCTATAGCCATCAACGCACAATCGACCTTATCCCAGGTACAGTCAAACAATACCTTGAACTTTTTAAATAAACATTCATTTTCAAGACCCAAAATGGCTATCTGCCCCTGAAGTAGTGTATGGTCTTCAAACTTAAATAGACTCTCTGCTTTGTCAGGGTTTTTATCAGTCCAAACAAGTTTCACTTTTTCTTCAATCAGTTGATTGGATGAAAAATTATTATCGATTGAATCATCTATGTTTCCAGTCTTAATAATACTATCCACCTGAGCTAAAATCGCAGGCATTCTGTTCCCACTGGAACGTGCTTCACTATCACTGATTTCATCTTCCGAATTTTGTATCAGATTATTAATCACTCGAAGCCTTCTGGCAAATTGATTTTCTGTAATACTATCCTTATTAAGAAGGTAACTTGTAAAAGCATAGAGTAAAACAAAACGGTTCAGCGGAAAATCTCTGCGCCGCCCGGTGAAATCTGCATAAGTTTCAAGGCAGTCCTTGAAAATATCTAGCTGGTAACGTGTCTCTATCCTAATTTTGCCCGGCTCGTGTTCATAAGAAACAAATCTGGCAATAAACTCTCCAGGACTTTCAGGCTTAAGTTTACACCAGCAATTAAAATAATTCTCTAACGTTTCTATATTTTCTATAGCATTATCACACTGGTTGGAAAAATACATCTTAAGTAAATCAAATTCATCGTAGCTTCTTCCCTGTGGTGTTCCTCCGTCATGATAACATATTACATCACAAATATATTTGAAATAGCGCAAGAACTCATCATCTATTATATTGTTATCACCTCTATACTGCCAAAGCAGTTCTGTCCAATTTAAATCAATCTTATGTATGATGCGCTTTGCAGTTTCATCGTTAATCATACGAAGTCCTCTTTCTAACTCTGCCTTAAAATGTTCGAACTGAGTCAAAGGTTTCCCTCGGGAATTCATTTTTATGTATATCTCATTAGTTAGACCCATGTCCCTGATTGGAAGAAAGTAAAAAGAAATTGCTCCGTTTTTCAAACTATTCCATATGCTAGGAATATCCTTGAACTTTTCGTCAATAGCATCAATCATAACTAACATAGATGATATGGTAGGATCTTTCTTCCAACTCAACGGAAACCAAATCTGATTGATAATTTCTTCTGATATTTGTCTTTCAAATGACGGTTCATATTTTATCAGTTCAATACAAAAATCGCGTGCGCTTGGTCGAGTCTTGTAGCTGAAATTATTGAGGAATGAATAATCTTCAGGCGATATGTTTTCTTTTTTAGCAGCATACCAATGAATAAGGAACAATGTGGTAAGGCGCTGCTGACCATCTAAAGGAATTAACACTTCATTTTTTATGTCACCATATACAAAATCCAGCGTGAAAGGTTTCTTTACTATCGCTTCGTAAAGAGAATCCAAAAAACGGTCCCTTACACGCTTGATATCAGTGCTTTTACGTCCTTGTGCATAATCCCTTTGTATCTTGGGAATAACAATCTTCCCGATTTTTACAGGCTCTTGTCCTTCGACTTCAAAAACAGAGTCAAATATGTCCATAAATGTATGTAATCTCGTTGCCATTTTACACACCCTCCATTTCATGTTGAATAGGTTCTGCAAGATAATTCTGTAAGACAGTATTCATTGCTTGCACATATGCAATCCTATCTGCTTGTCCCCAAAAATGAAGCTGGTTATATTCAGATGATGTATAGTATTTTAAGAAGACCATCTTAGTACAAAACGGAATAAACTGTCCCCTCTTATCCATTTCGATAATAATATTTCTTTTAACATCAAAAGTGGAGTTACTCAAAGCTACATTATCACTTATATTAAGCAGAGCAAGATTAGAAATTGAATGCATGTATTCAGTGTTCCCCTCAACTGACAAACGTTGAACAACTTTATTCTGAACTTCTTCAAATTCCTTTCGATCAAACTTTGGTTTGTCAAGAAGGGTCTGAATCTCTGTCGCCAGAGCTTCTTCACCATTTAACGTTTTAATCGATGCTAAATGCAATCTCAGCCATTCACGCCAGCTTGCCTCTGTCCTTAAACCCTCAGATTGCTGGGCATGAATATGTTCAAGGCTCCATATGACTTTATCGGACTCTTGCATTTTAAACTTATCAAAAGGAAACCACTGTGTATTCTCACCGTTCTGGCGAACAGACTCTACATTGAAGAGCAACAGCAGTCTGTAAATACTTTTTCTGTCAGCATCCTTTTCATAATTTAGGTCAGCATAGTTGTCTGGTATCATTATGCTTTCTTTGATCGCATTGTTCAGGTCGATAATAAACTGATCCTTTGTTTTACCTAAGGACATGTCATATATTTCCTGGAGGGTAATATGTTCAGTTGCAATTAAGTATCCAATTTTATGATATAGTTCATGATTCTCAAACCAATCCTTCAAATTGAGGAATGTTCGATGGATACTGCGCCAAATATCATCCATGCTTTCAGTTTTTCTGCGTTTATCGAAAGTGAAGAATGTGTAATACTCTTCGCGATTATCGGCATCTTTATGAGCCATTAAGTCCAGGATTAGATCAATGCGAGTATGGTATTCTTTTTTTGTATAATTGGAAAGAAAATACCATAAAGCATCATTATGTAATTCTTTTTCGATATTGTCCCATTGGAGGGCTATTTCATCTTGCTTATCATCATTTTCATCATTCATATTGTTAGAATTATCCTGGTTAAGAAAAAGTGCTTTTACCAGTTCTGCATTTGTCAACCGTATTTTCCCAATGTTTAGACGGGTAAACAAAGCAATAGCATCTTCCTTTTCGGTTACTTCATACCAAATAACCTTAACACTTTCACTAAAATACTTATATATGTTAATCATTGCATTTTGTTTGTCGTCCTGTAAATCAAACCAGGTTTTTATTGCCTCATAAGCATTGCAAATAAACCAAAAGTCAATGTTATTGTCTTTCATGGTCATATCCAACGCTTTTAAGAAGTCTGCTGATTTATCTCTCGTTTCATATACTATGGAAAATGCAGGTTTTTTAAAGAAAAAGCCACAGCTTTCTTTGTAAAAATAAGCATAAATCAAATAAAGTGTAGTCAGTCGCTGCTGTCCGTCTATCACCTCAAACCATTCGCCTGCTTCCGGCTTTTTTTCGTTCACATCTTTCTCTGAAAGTTTCTTCACTACCAAAGGCTGCAGGCAATAATTTTTAGAGCCATTAGCATACACATCTTCAAGAAGCCTTCTTACTTCTTCCTGCCCCCAACGGTATCCTCGCTGATATGAAGGTATAAAAAACCTGCCCTCAATTTTTCCGACTAACTTTGCATCAAGAATTATTTCTGAATTCATATTTAAAACCCCCAAATACAACCTAATCATAAATACTACTTTATGAATTTAAATATATTATATCATGTCCAACCAAAATAACGTAATCTGTCCATGTCTGTTTCATGGATTTAGTAATCTTGGATCTTCCTTCTATTTTCAAATTGTATTCTCCTTTTAAGTCTCCATCAAAAACATTAAGTATTCATCTCTTATCTGCCTCACATTATAATCGCTCTACCCTAAATCAATGACCCAGGCATCCTGTATATAATTCTCAATAATTTTTCTTGATAGATTAAACCAGCTTTTACATTCATCGAGAATTATCGAATCCCCAGTAACAATTCTCTCCTTGCCGGATAATACT